GTTCAAAATTCACTTGAAAATGCTGTAATACAAAACTTAGGAACAGCACCTTCGAGTCCAGAAAAAGGTCAACTGTATTTCGACAATACTAATGGAGATAACAATTTATATGTTTATAATGGATCGGCTTGGATTAGCGCAACTCAGTCAACTCAAGAAACATTTAAAACTATAAGTGTAACGGGGCAAAGCGATGTAGTAGCAGATTCTTCTACAGATACATTAACTCTTGCAGGAACTTCAAACGAAATAGAAATAACAACAACTCCAGGAACTGATACTATTACTTTTGGCTTACCTAACAACGTTACTATAGGTGGTAATCTTACTGTTAATGGTACTACTACAACTGTGAATTCAACAACTGTAACAGTTGATGACCCTATATTTACGTTAGGTGGTGATACCGCACCTTCATCAAACGATGGGAAAGATAAAGGTATAGAATTCAGGTATCATACTGGAGAAGCAGCAGCGTTAGGTTTCTTTGGTTACGACATTTCTGCTTCTAGATTCACTATGCTTGGTGAAGCAACTAATACTTCAGAAGTATTTAGTGGAACTAAAGCACACCTTGATATTGGAAGAATCTATGTAGCTAATAGCGGTTTAGCTATAAATAACACAGTAGTAACAGCCAATGCAACTGAGTTAAATAAATTAGACGGTCTTACCTCATCAACAGCTGAACTAAACTTATTAGATGGCGCTACAGTTACAACAGCTGAAATAAACTTAATTGACGGTAATACCGCGAGAGGTACAACTGCAGTTGCAAATGGTGATGGTTTCTTGCATAACGACGGTGGTACAATGCGTATGACTAATGTAAGTAAAATAGCTGACTTAATGGCTGGTACTAACATATCTGCTTCTTCTTCTGTTCTTTCTGTTGCAAATGCTTCTGCTTCTGGTAAAGGTGTTATTGAAATAGCTACATCGGCTGAAACTAGAACCGGTACAGATTCTGCTAGAGCTGTTACACCAGCAGGCTTACAATCTAGACACGGGACAGGAGCATTTCCAGAACTTGGTCAAGGCAGTGGGTTTACGCAGACAATAGCTCATGGTTTGGGTACTTATGTTCACGTTACGGTTATAGATACTTCTGATGGCGCTGTAGTTTACCCTCTAGTAAAAATGACTTCAGCTAATGGTGGCACTGTTACAATGGCTTTTTCAGCTGGAGCTTCTGCAAATGCGTATAGATATATGATCTCATTAGTTGACTAATGGCTATTAAGTTTTTAAATGATATAGACGCACCAAATGCAGTTCTTACTTCAGGCAATCAAACAGTAGCTGGTATTAAAACTTTTAGTGATGATGCAAAGTTTAGTGGTAATGTAGGTATTGGAACTACTAGTCCTGCTGAAAAACTAGAAGTTGTAGGAGATATTAAAGTAAACGATAGTGTTAATCCTAACATTCGCTTTGCTAGAGGTGCTAGTTACTGGTGGGACATCGGTCATACTTCTAGTGACTTTCAATTTAAATCGGCAACTGGTGGAACAATAATGCATTTAAACTACGACGGTAACGTTGGTATCGGAACCACTAGTCCTTCACAGAAATTAGATGTAAGCGGTAATATTAATGCTACAGGCACAATGGAGTGTACTAAGTTTGTAGCTAACGCTAATTCTGGCTTTGAGTTTTCTATAGAAGGAGATAATCAATTTAACATGATACAAACCGCAGCTAACAGGTCAATGTTTTTCGTGACTGCAGCTGGTAGTGGTAGTATAAATTTTGGAACTAATAATACTAACTCAAGAGTTTCTATAACTAGCACTGGAGCATTAAAATCTACAATTTCTCTAGCAGTTGGCGCTATCACACCGTCAACAACAGTAGGTAGAATAGATGCAGCTAACGACATTGTAGCATTTTCTACATCTGATATTAGATTAAAAGATAATATTAAAAACATTGACAAAGCTTTAGATAAAGTGAATAGTATACAAGGTATAGAGTTTGACTGGATAGAAAAAGAAGAGGTACACGGTAATAGTGGCCACGATATAGGTGTCATAGCTCAAGAAATAGAAAAAATACTACCAGATGTGGTTACTACTAGAGAAAGTGGATACAAAGCTGTTAAATATGAAAAGATAGTTCCATTATTAATTGAAGCTATAAAAGACTTGTCAAAACAAGTTGATGGCTTAAAGAGATTAATATAATGGCTGTTCCAAGTAGTGGTGCTCTTAGCTTATTAGGCATCAAACGAGAGCTTAGTAACGATAACTATAGCGCTAGTAATTCACATAGCAACATAAGTTTAAAGGAGTGCAGCGACGGAACTGTAGCTACTATAAATACAGGTAATTCTTCTAGCAATAGGCCTAATGGCTCCGCGCCTCACAGCATGTCTGAGTTTTACGTTTACGATCATGATTTATCAACTCTAACTGAATTTACTTATAATTCTGAAGGACAAGAATCTGCAGGGAATGCTTGTAGTTTAGAATCAATAGAAGATACAGCATACCATGATGGATCAGGTACATATCCTGCTGTAAATGACAGTGTTTATTCTAATAGTTCAGGAACTACAGCATTATCAGCTGCTAATTATAAAATTGACAATGGAAGTTTAAATGGAGCTAATATGGAAGTAACTAGCAGTGGTGAGGTTAGGGCTTTAGCAAACTGTAAGTAAAATTAACTTATAATATGTGAATATATATAGTATGTTTAATTAAATAAAATAAAATGGCAAAAGCAAAAAAAGTAACAAAAGAAGAGTTAAAATCAATAGTTGAAGTAAATAATAAAATCAATATTGAGATTAATAATTTAGGTTTATTAGAAATGAGAAAAACAGATCACATTCAACTTTTACAAGAAAGTAGAATTGAGCTTAGTGAACTACAAAAAGTGCTAGAAGAAAAGTATGGTAAAGTGAGTATTGACTTGAAAGACGGAAAGATAGGAGAAATAGAACAAGATGAAACAGAGTAGCACTGTAAGAAAAATAAGTATAGGATCTGACTACAAAGATAAAGCAATGCATTATTCTATTGGGCAGAAAGTTTGGGGTGATCACGTTATTTCTAATATAATACATAACAACAAAGACAACTCTTATGATATTTTTATAACTAAAAATAAAGAGACTGTTCCTTGGAAAAAGTTTAATAGAAATATGGCTATATCTGTAGAATACGATTTGAATTACGGTGAATAGCTTGTACGACTTTATTATTAAACCTTTACACAAAAGGTATGATAATGAGACAAAAGTAGGAGATAAATCTCTTATTATAAATACCACAATAGAAGACCACAAATTTGTGAGTAAAAAAGCAGTTGTTGTTTCGACACCGACTGCTTACTCTTCTCCAGTTAAAATAGGTGATGAAGTATATGTTCATCACAATATATTTAGAAGATGGTATGACCAAAAAGGTAGAGAAAGAAATAGTGCTAGGTATTTTAAAGACGATCTTTATTTTTGTGGACCTGATCAGTTGTACATGTATAACGATAAATCTCATTTAGATTATTGTTTTATTAAACCTGTTGATAACTCTAGCTATTTACATACTAGAAAAGAACAGCCAAATGAAGGTGTAGTTCATACTTGCCCACAAAACCAATATGTAAAAGTTGGTGACCATATAATTTTTAAACCAGAATCTGAATTTGAGTTTTTAATTAACGAAGAAAAGCTCTACTGTATGAGATTAAATAAAATTGTATTAAATTATGAAAACCAAAGAAACTAAAATAAAAATTATAGAAGCTGGGCAAAAAGCTGTAGAAGAATTAATAAAGGTAGCAAAAGAAAAGATTGTTGACTCAGACGACGATGTAAGCGCTGACAGATTAAAGAATGCTGCCGCTACTAAAAAACTAGCTATATTCGATGCTTTTGAAATACTTAATCGTATACAACAAGAAGAAGATATGCTAAATGAAAAACCTAAGGAAGTTAAAGAACAAAAAACTTTTAAGGGTTTTGCAGAAGGGAGAAGTAAGTGAGTTACAAGCAAGCTCTATGGGAAGAAGTTAAGGACGTTGTAAATCCTAAGATATTAGCTAAAAACAATAGATTTAAAAAATGGGAGTATGGCTATAACTCTGATTATGATTTTATAGTAATAAGTAAAACAGGTAAAATTGGACAGATCATTGAAATACAGAATCTCAGGATTGCTTTACCAGCAACAGATGAACCGTTTAAACGAAGTAAAGAAAAAGCGGAACAACACTGGGAAAGACAAGAGTATCCAAAAGAATTAAAAAGAATTAAAAGTAGGTTTGACTGGGAAGAATATCCAGCCGAGTTTAAAGAAAAGTGGTATGATTATATCGACGAAGAGTTCAAAAGAAGAGAACAAGGTTACTGGTTTTATAATAACGGTACTCCTACTTATATTACTGGTACTCATTACATGTACTTACAATGGTCAAAGATCGACGTTGGAGCCCCTGATTTTAGAGAAGCGAATAGATTATTCTTTATATTTTGGGAAGCATGTAAAGCAGATACGAGATGTTACGGGATGTGCTATCTTAAAAACAGACGATCTGGATTTTCATTTATGTCCTCGGCAGAACTCGTTAACCAAGCAACAATATCTAGCGACTCCCGATTTGGTATACTATCTAAATCTGGAGCAGATGCTAAAAAAATGTTTACAGATAAAGTCGTGCCAATATCCGTTAACTATCCGTTTTTCTTCAAACCGATCCAGGACGGTATGGATCGTCCTAAAACAGAACTTGCATACAGAGTTCCAGCTTCGAAGCTTACTAGAAGGAAGCTTGAGAGCAATGAGCAATTAAGAGAATTAGATGGACTTGATACAACAATTGACTGGAAAAATACAGGTGACAACTCTTATGATGGTGAAAAGCTAAAACTATTAGCTCATGATGAAAGTGGTAAGTGGGAAAGACCTGATAATATATTAAATAACTGGAGAGTTACAAAAACCACATTAAGGCTAGGATCAAGGATTGTAGGCAAATGTATGATGGGCTCAACTTCAAATGCTTTAGATAAAGGTGGAGACAATTTTAAAAAACTATACGAAAGTTCAAACGTTACAAAAAGAAATAGAAACGGACAAACTGCTTCTGGACTCTATAGCTTGTTCATACCTATGGAGTGGAACTACGAGGGATTCATCGATACTTACGGATTGCCTGTATTCGTTAGAGGACAAGATAATATCAAAGGAGCAGATGGTTATGAAATTACAACAGGAGTTATTGAACACTGGGAAAACGAAGTTGCAGGATTAAAAGAAGATAGTGATAGCTTAAATGAATATTACAGACAGTTTCCAAGAACTGAAGCTCATGCTTTTAGAGACGAAACTAAAGATAGTTTGTTTAACTTAACTAAGATATACGAACAAATTGATTACAACTCTGATTTTGAAAACAACAAGCTAGTTACTCAAGGAAGTTTTTATTGGCAAAAAGGTATAAAAGACACTAAAGTAGAGTTTGTTCCTAATAAAAATGGAAGATTTCTAGTATCTTGGGTTCCTAATTTAGAAATGCAAAACAATATAATAATTAAAAATGGTATTAAGCATCCAGGTAATAAAGATGTTGGAGCTTTCGGCTGTGACTCTTATGATATTAGCGGTACTGTTGATGGTCGCGGCAGTAAAGGAGCACTTCATGGATTAACTAAGTTTAGCTTATTTGACTCTCCACCAAACCATTTCTTTTTAGAGTATATATGTAGACCACAAACCGCCGAGGTGTTCTTTGAGGATGTTCTAATGGCACTTCACTTTTATGGGATGCCTATACTAGCAGAGAACAACAAACCTCGTTTATTGTATTATTTAAAAAGAAGAGGCTATAGAGGTTTTAGCATAAACAGGCCTGATAAAGTTTGGAACAAGCTTTCTACAACTGAAAAAGAAATTGGTGGCATACCTAACACCAGTGAAGATATTAAGCAAGCGCATGCTGCTGCTATTGAAAGCTATATAGAAAACCACGTTGGTATTGGTGAAAATAACCAATATGGCAATATATATTTTCAAAATACATTAGAAGATTGGGCTAAGTTCAACATTAACAATAGAACTAAACATGATGCTTCAATTAGTTCTGGTTTGGCTATAATGGCAGTAAATCAAAATAAATACAAGCCTACAGCTTTACAAAAAAGTAACGGAGTTAGTTTGAGTATTAAAAAATATGACAATACAGGGTATAATTCAAAATTAATATAAATGATAAATACTAATTATAATAGTTCATTTCCAGATCAGGTAGTACCTGAATCAGAAAAAGCTACACTAGAGTACGGGCTAGCTGTAGGTAGAGCTATAGAAAATGAGTGGTTTAGAAACGATAGAGGAGTTTACGATAGGTTTAACACCAACTATAACAACTTCCACAGACTTAGACTATATGCAAGAGGAGAGCAATCTGTTCAAAAATACAAAGACGAACTATCTATTAATGGTGATTTATCTTATTTAAACTTAGACTGGAAACCTGTACCAGTTGTACCTAAGTTTGTAGATATATTAGTTAACGGTATATCACAAAGAAATTACGAGCTAAAAGCTTACTCACAAGATCCTACATCTGTTCAGAAAAGAACTGAATACGCAACAAGCATACTTGAAGATATTAATGCAGCTAAGTATATAGAAGCTGTTAAAAGAACAACTGGTAAAGATGTTTCAAGAGGTCCTAAAGGAAAAAACATACCTAAGCAAGTCGAAGATATAGAAGCTCACATGCAGTTTGATTACAAACAATCTATAGAGGTTGCTCAAGAAGAAGCTATAAATTATATATTAGATAAAAATAAATATGATTTAATTAGAAGAAGATTAAACTATGACCTAACAGTATTAGGTATAGCTTGCACTAAAACAAACTTTAATGAAAGTGAAGGTATAAAAGTAGAATACGTAGATCCATCTTCTTTAGTATATTCATTTACTGAAGATCCTTATTTTGATGATTTGTATTATATTGGTGAAGTTAAATCAATAAGCTTAGCTGAGTTAGTAAAACAGTTTCCTGACTTGTCTCCTGAAGATATAAAAGATTTACAAAAATACCGCGGAAGTGCTCAGAACACTAGGTCTTTAGGCGCTAAGTATGATAATCAAACTGTTCAAGTTTTATACTTTGATTACAAAACTTATACTAACCAAGTTTTTAAAATAAAGAAAAAAGATAATGGCTTTGAAAAAGCTTTAGAAAAACAAGATACTTTTTTAGAAGCTGAAGAAACTGACAACTTTAAAAAAGCTCATAGATCTATAGAAGTATTATATTCGGGTGCTAAAGTTTTAGGAACTAATAAAATGCTAAAATGGGGTATGTCAAAAAACATGACTAGGCCTGAAGCTGATATTACTAAGGTTAATATGAATTATTCTTTAGTAGCACCTAGAATGTACAAGGGTAGAATAGAAAGTTTAGTTAGTAGAATTACAGCATTTGCTGATATGATACAAGTTACACATTTAAAGCTACAACAGGTAATGTCTAGAATAATACCTGATGGTGTTTATATGGACATAGACGGATTGTCAGAAGTAGACTTAGGAAACGGAACTAGCTATAATCCAGCAGAAGCTTTGAATATGTATTTTCAAACTGGTAGTATTGTAGGTAGGTCAATGACTCAAGATGGTACTGGTAATCCTGGTAGAGTCCCTATACAAGAGTTAAACACTAACAATGGTATGGGTAAAATACAAGGACTTATACAAACTTATCAATATTACTTACAAATGATAAGAGACGTTACCGGGCTTAACGAAGCTAGAGATGGTAGTAATCCAGATAAGTATGCTTTAGTAGGTTTACAAAAACTTGCTGCAGCAAATTCTAACGTAGCAACTAGACACATATTACAATCTAGCTTGTATGTTACGCTAAGAACTTGTGAGAATATAAGCATGAGAATAGCAGATGCAATAGCTTTTCCTACAACTTATCAAGCTTTAATACAAAGTGTTTCTTTATATAACTCTAAAACATTAAAAGAGTTGGAAAATAGTAGCCTATTAGATTTTGGAATATCTTTAAATCTAGAACCTGACGAAGCAGAAAATCAATTATTAGAGCAAAATATACAAGTAGCACTACAAGGCGGGCAAATATATTTAGAAGATGCTATAGAGCTTAGAGAAGTTAAAAACTTAAAGCTAGCTAATAGAATGTTAAAAAAGAAGCGTGAAGAAAAAATGGCTAAAGAGCAAGCTGTGCAACAACAAAATATGCAGGCTCAGTCACAAGCTCAAGCGCAAGCAGCAGAGCAAACTTCTTTAGCTGAAACACAAAAGCAACAAGTTCTTAATGAGCAAAGAATACAACTTGAACAAGCTAAGTCTCAATTTGAAATACAAAAACTTCAACAAGAAGCACAAGTAAAACAACAACTAATGCAGTCTCAGTTTGAGTATGACATGCAATTAGAAGAGCTTAAAGCTAAAGCAAGAACTGATTCAGATTCGTCAAAAGAAAATCGTAAAGATAAAAGAGTTTCAATGCAGGGTCAAGAACAAAGACAAACCCAGCAAGAAAAAATAGCACCTGAAAATGCTATGCCTACACCACAGGCGGACCAAGGTTTAAACCTTAGCCAATTAATGGGGTAGCAATTATTAATTATTATATTATATTATGTCAGAAGAAAAAACAAAAGAAGAAGGTTCTTTTAAAATTAAAAAAACCCCTAAAAAACTTTCTCAAGAAAAAGCAACAATAGTAAAAGCTAAAACAAAAGAAGAAGTTGAAGAAGCTAAAGTAGAGGAAGTTGTAAAAGAAGAACCTGTTGCTGAAGAAAAACCTGTAGTAGAGCAAGTAGAAAAAACGCCAGACTCTCCTATAATGGAAATAACAGAGCAAGAAGAAAAACAAAAAGAAGAGATTAAAACACCTGAACCTGAAGTAGCTAAAGCTAACTTACCTGAAAACGTGGAAAAGTTAGTTGATTTTATGAAAGAAACAGGTGGAACAGTAGAAGATTATGTTAGATTAAATAGAGATTATTCTAACGTAGATAGTGATGCTCTATTACTAGAGTATTATAAAACTACTAAACCGCATTTGGACTCTGAAGAAATAAGCTTTTTATTAGAGGATAAGTTTTCTTACGACAAGGACACTGCTGAAGATAGAGAGATTAAAAAGAAAAAACTAGAGTACAAAGAAGAAGTTGCAAAAGCTAGAAGCTTTTTAGAGGAAACAAAGAGTAAATACTACGACGAAATCAAGTTGAGACCCGGCGTAACTCAAGACCAACAAAAAGCTACTGAGTTTTTCAACAGATACAACAAAGAGCAAGAAAAAGCTGAACAACAACACGATACGTTTAAGTCACAAACCAAAGATTACTTTAATAATTTCAAAGGTTTTGAATTTAACTTAGGTGAGAAACAGTTTAGATATGGCGTTAACAACGCTGACGATGTTGCTGATAAACAATCGAATTTAACTAATTTTGTTCAGAAGTTTCTGGACGGTGAAGGTAATGTTAAAGATTTCAATGGTTATCATAAAGCTGTTTTTGCAGGAGAAAATGCTGATGCAATTGCTAAGCATTTTTATGAACAAGGTAAAGCTGACGCTGTAAAAAACGTTATGGCTAAGTCTAAAAATATATCATCTGAGCCTAGAAATAGTGCTTCTACAATGGATATTGGAGGCTTAAAAGTAAGAGCAGTCGGAGGTGTAACTAGTTCTAGATTAAAAATAAAACGATAACAATTAATAAAAAAATAGAGACATGGCTTATACATTTTCAAGCACACACGACTCTACCGCTATTATGCCTGAGAAAGCACAAAATCTTACCAATGGTAATTATTTGGACTTTCAAGCTAATGGAGAGGGTTGGTCAAAGCAATACTTACCTGAGTTATACGAAGAGGAAGTAGAGCGATACGGAAACAGAACTTTAAACGGGTTCTTAAGAATGGTTGGCGCAGAGATGCCAATGACATCGGATCAAGTAATTTGGTCTGAACAAAATAGACTACACATCGGGTACAAAGCTTTCGCAGCTGGCGCTGGAGCTAAGTTAAAAGCATCTGATGGTCACACGGCTAATAAAATAGAGATTCACTCTGGTGCTGAGAATTGCGCTATTAGAGTTGGTGACTTATTAACTATACTAAAGACTGATTCAGACAAGAGAGTTGTAGCTATTGTTACAGCTAATTCTACAGTTACTGGAGCTACATCTTCTAGTAACTTAGTAACAACTATCACAGTTGATCCTTACAACTATGCTGCATTAACTAATGCTAGCCTAGCTGCTGCGGATGCTGTTAACTTGTTTGTTTTTGGTTCTGAATATGCAAAAGGTTCAGCTGGTAGAACAGAAGCTTTACAGCCTGAATTTGCTACTAAAACAAACAATCCTGTAATCATTAAAGACTATTACGAAGTTAATGGTTCTGATGCTGCGCAGATTGGTTGGGTTGAAGTTGCTACTGAAGACGGAACATCTGGTTATTTATGGTATCTAAAAGCTGAGTCTGAAACAAGACTTAGATTTGAAGATTACTTAGAAATGACTATGGTTGAAGCTGTACCTGGAACAAATGCTGCTGGTTTAAAAGGCACATCAGGTATGCTTGATCAAATTGAAAAAGGTGGTCACGTGTTCCAAGGAGCTGCGAATGAAAAGTTAGATTTAGGTGATTTTGATTCTATACTTTCAACTCTTGATAAGCAAGGAGCTATTGAAGAAAACATGCTTTTCTTAAATAGAGCTAAAACTTTAGAGATTGATGATCTATTAGCTGGTCTTAACTCTTATGGTTCAGGTGGTACTTCTTATGGTTTATTTGATAACGATGAGGATATGGCACTTAACTTAGGTTTTTCAGGTTTTAGAAGAGGTTCTTATGACTTCTACAAAACTGATTGGAGATACTTAAATGATGCTACTACAAGAGGTATGATGAGTGATTTAGATGGTGTTGTGGTTCCTGCTGGAACTTCGACTGTTTATGATCAGTCATTAGGATCTAACATCAGACGTCCTTTCTTACACGTAAGATATAGAGCTTCTGAGACTGAAGATCGTAGAATGAAATCATGGGTCTTAGGATCTGTTGGTGGAGCAGCTACTACTTCTACTGATAACATGGAAGTTCACTTCTTATCAGAAAGATGTTTAGTTGTGCAAGGTGCAAATAACTTTGTATTGTTAAAAGCAGGATCATAATCCTAATTAAAAGGTGGTCGAAAGGCCACCTTTATTTTTAATTATTATATTATATTATATTATGGAAACAAAAGAAAAAAAGGCTCCAGTTAAATCTGTAGCAAAAGAAATTAAAAAAAATACTTGGGAGATTAAAGATAGGCTCTATATGTTAAACACGAGTTACACTCCATTGTCGTTTAGATTACCAAGTAAAAACATGTTATGGTTTGACGAGGAAAGAGGCGAACAAAGAGAGCTGAGATACGCTGTAAATATGCCTTCTCCATTTATGGATGAGCAAAAAGGAACAGCTAGATTAGAGCAAATAGTTTTTGAAGATGGCCTATTGATGGTTCCAAAAGAAAAAGTTGCATTACAAAAGCTACTAAGTTTATATCACCCAGCCCTTAACAAAACATATTCTGAACAAAACAAAGCAGAAGAAGCTGCTGAAGACGTAGATTATATAAATGCAGAAATAGATGCTTTAGTAGCTGCTAGATCTGTAGATATAGATAAAGCAGAGGCTATGTTGAGAGTAGAAATTGGATCTGAAGTTAGTAGAATGAGCTCTAAAGAGATAAAAAGAGACTTACTATTAATGGCTAAGAAAAACCCTTTTATGTTCTTAGAGTTGTTAGAAGATGAAAACGTTGATTTAAGAAACGTAGCTATAAAAGCCCAAGAAAATGGAATAATAGTTATATCTCAAGATCAAAGAACTTTTAATTGGGGTTCTAACGGTAGAAAATTAATGACAATACCTTTTGACGAAAACCCATACTCAGCAATGGCTGCGTGGTTTAAGACAGATGAAGGTGTAGAAGTTTACAAAACTATCACTAAAAAGTTAAAATAACAAGTGATTATAATTATAAGAGGTTACTATTGTAGCCTCTTTTTAAAATATTTAAGATGATAAATGTTGATGATGTATACAAAACTGTATTACTTATTTTAAATAAAGAGCAAAGAGGATATATAACCCCTGCTGAATTTAATAAAATAGGTGCACAAGTTCAAAATGAAATATTTGAAAATTACTTTAACGACATTAATCAATATTTAAGACAGCCTCAAACTGACTTTGATTATTCTGATAGAGCAGAATACATGGATGAGAAGATAGCACAGTTTAAAAAGGAAGGAACCGTATCTGGTTCAAGTGGTATATTTACAGTACCCACAGACTTATATAGGCTAGGCTCTGTTACTTACACAAGTGGGAGTCAAGAAGTAGAACTACAAAAACTAGGAAGAAGAGAGTTCTACAATATAATTAATTCAAAACTAACAGCACCATCTTTATCATATCCTGTTTTCTTACAGGAAGACAACACTAGAGATACACATACTAAGATACTAGTATATCCTACCACAATCGCATCAGATTCTATTAAAGTTCAATATTTAAGAAAACCCGGAGGAGGCACAGACAACGTTGATGATCCAACGTGGGCTTATACAGTTGATGAAGATACTAGTGGTTATATATTTGCTGGTACTACAACTGGAACTACAGTAACACCTAGCACAGGTGCTAAAAACTTTGATCTTCATATAGCTGAAAAAACAGAAGTAATAAAAAGAATATTACTATATGCTGGGGTTATAGTAAAAGATCCTGTAGTGCTTCAAGCTATGTCTTCTGAACTAGCTAAAGACAAACAATTAGAAAAATCATAAAATATGGCCACTAACTTCTTACTAAACGAAAACGACGGACAGTATTACACTGGTCAGCAATACTTTAATAGTGAAGCTGCTGGGTCAGGTTCTGGTAAAGCCCTTCCAGTAACCACATTTAATACAGACTTAGTTTCAGCTTTCAACTCTAGCGCTATTCAAATAGGCTCTGCTAGTAACTTTGAAGTTTATTTTAGAACAGGTAATAATGCTTATAAAAAATTAAAAGAAAATAACTTAAGTGTAGCAGGTAATATTATTACAATATTTCATTCAGGTTTAATATATGAAGATGGAACTACTGTATTATCAGGTAGTGTAATACCAACTGGAGATTATTATGTTCAATTAAAGTCTTCTGCTAAAGCTTATAATTATGGGGAATATCAATATATAAAGTTAGATGATATTATAAATAACTTTATAGTAGCTTATGTAGGTGCTGACAAGTTAATAGCTTCTTGCAAGAGATCTGATATAGTTTTTCACGCTAGAAGATCAATGCAAGAGTTTAGTTACGATACTCTTAAGGTTATAAAAGCTCAAGAACTAAGTATTCCTGCTAGTTTAAAAGTTCCTTTTCCAAAAGACTATGTAAACTACGTTAAAGTATCTTGGATAGATGAAGTTGGAGCTAAACACGTTATCTACCCTACAAGAATTACTAGTAACCCATCTGAAATGT